AGGTGCAGAAGATGGTATATCACAAGGTAAGATAAAGAGAATACATGGCGTGACAGCTAGATTCTTTCAGACTGTTGGTGCAGAACTAGGTCCAGACACTAGTAACCTTGACAGATTACCATTTAGAGATAGTAGTATGGCTATGGATGAAGCTGTACCTTTATTTACTGGGGATAAAGAAATATCTTTTCCATCAGGCTATGACAATGATGCAAAGATTGTTATAAGGCAAACACAGCCATTGCCAATGACAATATTAGCGATTATGAGAAGGTCTAATACGTTTGATGCTTAAGTTTAAGAAGTTTGAAAAAGAAGACTTGGATATGATTGAAACAAATTTTCATTTTCCAGAAAGCTCAAAAGCAGCTATGATGAAAGAAACTTGTTTGAGTGCATACACAGCAATGCAAGAAAGTAAGGTATTTATGATTGGTGGTGTATACGGATTGTGGGATAATGTAGGTGAAGCATGGTTTATGATGTCCAAGTATGCCTACGATATGCCAATATCAGCAGCCAAGTATTCCAGTTTACTATTAGATCATGTGCAAGAAGACAACGATTTACAGCGTATACAGGCAAGCGTTCATGCAAATGACAAACAAGCTATAAGATATGTTGAGTGGTTGGGTTTTGAGAATGAAGGTTTAATGAAGAAGTTTGGTCCTGATGGATCAGATTATTATCGTTTTGCGAGGGTGGCGTAATGGCAAACAGTATGTATGCAAATGATGCACAGGCTTCCATGTCTGGAGGGGGAGGTGGTGGCAGTGCTGCTGGTGCTGCTATGGGTCTTAGTGCTATTATGGGATTCAAGGCAAGTCAAGCTGCTGCAAAACAAGCAAAATTAACTGCTGAATATAATGCTAAGGTAGCAGAGAATGAGAGAATATTGTTGCAGCGTTCAGCACGAGATGAGCAAGAAAGGTTGCGTCAAGGCTCAGAGAAACTAATATCGTCACAAAGAGTGGCTGCGGCTAAATCAGGTGTTGTCACTGGTACAGGTAGTAATCTTCTCGCATTGAGAGATACATTTATGAAAACAGAGGAAGATGCAATCGCTATAAGATATGCAAGTAGTATACAAGAACAAGCAAAAACTGCACAAGCGGCTATGTTAAGGGCAGCAGGTGCATCAAGAGCTTCTGCAATAAAAACAGGTGCTTATGCTAATTTGCTTGAGGCTGGTGCAAAAGCAGCAACTATGATGGGATAAGATATGCCGAAGATACCTACATATGACCAACTTGGACAAAGAGTAAAAGCACCTACAACGCAGATTGGTGTTAGAGCAGATACACAAGCATTTGTTGGTGCACAATTAGCTACAGCAGATTTGTTTAAAAAGGCTGGTAATATAGCTTACGAATTTGGCATGAAAGAAAAAGAGGAAAATACTAAAGCTGCATTTGCTGAGTTAAAGACACAATACAATAATGAAGTTAATGATTTAATAAGAAACAGCAAGGCTACAAGCACATTAGAAGCTGAGAATGAGTTAATTGACTATAACAAAAAGTTTGAAAAAAATTATGCAAAAAAGAATTTAACACCTAATCAGTTAAAATCTATTAAGACACAAATGGTTTTACATCAAGGTGCTAAAATGCAAGTTGGTAAAAATTTAGCCTTTGACAGAGGTAGGGATTATAACTCAACACTTCACAAAAATGCCAGTAATAATCTTATAATAGAAATAAATAAATTACCTATTGGTAATCCTTTGCGTAACGCAATGGAAGATGAGTTACGAGAAACAATCAGTGTAGCTAACGAAAATGGCGAGACTGCAAACTTAGATTACAAAACAGTTGACCAGGCTTTTAATGCTATAAAAATAAACGATTACACCACTTTGTCATCCAACGCTCAAAGTGTTGAACAAATACAGGAATTGAAAAATAACTTAAAGAATGAAAGGTTTATGCCTGATACAAGTCTAAAATTAAACGCATTATTAGAAGCCGAAGAAAAGAGAGTTCATAGCGATTATGTAAATGCTATTACAAGAGACATTTTTTTAAGTAATGACAAGGCTTTGACAGATGAAAAAGAATTTGAAAAAGAACTGCAAAAACTTAACAAATCAGACCTTATTACTATTATTAATGATAAAGGTGTACAAATTAATGTTAATCCAAAAAAGTTACCTGTAAACATTTTAGAAACGATAAAAGCAAAAGCACAAACAAGAAGAAACGAATTATTATCTAAAGAAATCAATGACATAAAAGTAAGTCTTAGCTCAGAGGTTCAAGGTAAATCTTTGTCTGAGTTAACGCAAATTAGAGATAATATAGATGCCACAGGCAAAGATAGGTACAGACCTGAGATTGAAAGTTTTGCTTCTAGGGAGCAAATGAAACAAATTATTAATACAGAAATCAAAGATAAAGCTAAAAGAGAATTAGCTAATGCTATGCAGGTAAAAGATGATATTGTGTCTGATTTGAAAGCTGATGGTGTTATAAGCAATCAGAACATGGCAAAAAAAGATAGCGTATACAATGCTTTGATTTTAGCAGAAGAGTATCAAAAAGCTAATGAATGGCAACTTGGCATTAATGCAGAAATAAAAGCATCAAGTGCTTTTCAGTCAATCAAATTTAGTAGTAAAACTCAAACTACCGATAAATTAAATGAGCTTAAATTAAATTGGCAAAGATCAGGTAAAAGGGAAGATGAATTAATATACACCTCTTTTGCCAATCAAGTTTCTGTAAGAGACGCAGAGATAAAAAAAGATTTTATAGGCTATTACAAGAGCCAAAATCCTGAAGAAGAAATCACAGTAGATAAAATGATTACCTTGCAAACTGCAATGGATGTTGCACCACTTAATATTAGGGTAACAAGTGATGCCGAGCTTGAAGCGTTTGAAGCAGCTTTTAAGGCACCAGGATTGAATTACGCAGAAAAAGCACAAGTTGGAAAAGATTTTTTAAATAGTTTTGGTGCTCATCAAAACAAAGTTTTAAGGCACTTAATATCTTCAGGAAAAATAACACCCATTGATAACTTGCTTTTAGCATATCCAAATGATGTAAGAATAAAAGGTGCCATACTAGGTAATTCACCAGAGACAATTAAAAGATATAAAAGTGATATTCCTAAAGATGACAGAACAACTATCATGGAATCAGTTTCGACAGAAATGGCAAGTTATAGTCAAACTGTTTTAGGTGGTGGTTTTGATGATGTTTTAGGTGGTGGGTTCACAAAAGGCAGAGCAGGTCATGTGATGTCAATGAGAGATATAATTGTAAACACAGCTAATTACTATAAGATGATTGATAATATGGAACCAGCAGATGCTGCTAAAAGAGCCTTTAATGAAGTTATTGGAAATCATTTTAATTTAGACAATCAAGTTAATGGCACCACTGTTAGATTTGGTATAGAATATGATTCCGTTGCTAAACCTATGTCAAAAATATTAGAGACTTCAATAGCTAATAACATTGAATATTTGAAAGAAATTGTTGAAGCACCACCAGCACCACTGGGTTTGGATGCAAATGCTCAAGAACAATGGAAAAACACATACTATACTGATTTAATTAAAAATGGAACATGGCGAACTACCACAGACAATAGTGGCGTTTATATGGTTGACCAGTTAGGTAATATGGTAAAAAGAAAAGATTCTGCAATGGAGCCAGGAGACACAGGTGGTATGGCACCTTTTGTTTCTGTTAATTTTGACAGCTTAACAACAACACTTGATAAGTATAACGAGATACAAGAAGGTCAAGGTACGATTTCAGCAAAAAAAGAAGCACTTATTAATCATTTCAAAACTACAGGACAATTATTCTAATGGTAGGAATGTATATCCCAGAGCAGGGTGATGATCCTAATATAACAAATCAATATTATGATATTGCCAAAGCTGGTACTTTAGACGTATTAGGTGCCACTTTCCAGGAAACACTTTACTACAATCCATTAAATGCCGTAAATAGACTCGCTGAACAGTACACTGGATTAGGTCAAACTGGCAAAGTAATATCTAAAGATGATTGGAAAGAAAGCGAATACTACAGGGATGGTATACAGGTTGATGACAATGGCATCAAAGAAGGATTAGCACAGCTTTTAGCTGAAAGAGTAGATAGAAGGCGTGAATTTCAAATAACTTTGCAAAGGTCAAAAGGTGGTTTTGGCTTGGGTGCTGCTCAATTTGGTGTGGCTATAGCTGGTAGTTTCCTTGATCCATTAAATGTAGCTAGTGCGTTCATACCTGCTGTTGGTCCAGCTAGAGTTGCATCTATGGCAGCTAAGATGGGCAAAAGTGGATCGAGAGCAGTCAAAGGTGCCGTAGATGGTGCTGTTGGTGCTGCCGTATTGGAGCCATTAATCATAGGTGCTGCTGCTGCCGAGCAAGATGAAAGCTACACTTTATTAGATAGCTTTTTAAATGTTGCTGTAGGTAGTGCATTAGGTAGTGGACTTCATGTGGGATTTGGTAAGATATCAGACAGGATAAACAGAACACCACCACAAACAAGAGCTAGAGCAGAAAACACATCAATAGGTCAAGTTCTAACTGACAAGCCAGTACAGGTTGATCGTATTGTTGATGAAGCAGAAACGACAACAGTAAAGCCTGAAGCAGAACAGGCTGACACAATAACAGTTTACAATTCTGATGGCGAGCCAAGAGTAGTAGAAAAAGTTAGGGTTGATGATGAGGGCATAATTACTATAAAAGATACTGATGGTACTGAAAAAGTTGTAGACCAAAGTGATGTTGTAAGTAAATCTCCTTATGATGAAGACTTTGTAATTGACATAGATAAAGATGGTAGGGGTTTTTCTTTAGAGGATATAAGAAATTATAAAACTAAAAAAGATCAAGTAAAATTTCTAGAAGACACAAACGAAGCAATAGATTTAGAAATTGAACTTTTAAAAGAAGGAACCACAGTTACAACTGGTATTTTCAAAAAAAAGAAAAAAATTATTATAGATGAAATAGAAATATCTAGACTAAAAACTGCAAAAAAAGCCATAGGAATAGAGTTAAAAAGATTAAATGGCGAAAAAATTGTAAGACCAAAAGATCCTATAACAAATCAAACTACAGAGCCTGGTGCAAAAGACACAAACACTACAGAAGAAACTGTAACCACACAAGAAGGTGCAGAGTTAACACCACAGCAAATAAATGACCAAAGAGATTCAGCTAGTATAAGTCAAGACAAGTTAGGCAGATTAGATGAGTATGCAGATAAAGTTGATAAGATGGATGCAGATACGGCTGATTTAGGTGAAATAAAAGCAGAAGACATTGAAGCAGAGAACGAAGCTATGATGCTAGAATTAGAAGATCCTGAAGTAATAGAATCATTGCCAGATATTGCAAAACAAACATTACAAAAAGCAAAGAAAGCCATGAAGGAAGCAGATGATGCAGCAGAAAAAGCAAGGGTTTCTTATGATACTGCAACACAAGTAGGTGCTCAGTGCGTTATTAGGAGTAAAAGTTAATGAGTTGCGTAGATGAAGTTTTAGATGCTGCAAAAAGAGCAGGTATAAATTTAGGAGAGGATGAAGCTCAAGAAATAGTAGCAATACTTGAAAATAAATTAGCTAAAAGAATGGCTAATGCAGGTGCAGATCAAGACTTGGATCTGTTTAATCTAGCAAAATCAATAGCACAACAAGCAAGAATTAATGCAGCAATAATGAGAAAAACTAGGCTTTTAAATATGAGAGCCTATACCAAGATAATGACCAAACTTAAAAACAATCCTGATAATCCAGGTCAAGTATTAGAATCTATACTAACAGGAGATATTAGGGTTCTTGATGATGGCTTGGGTAGTATTGATAGAAGACAGCAAGCTATAAGTTTAGAGTATGCAGGTCAGTTAGTTGCTGCTTTGAGAAAGAAAGATTTAGAAGCGTTATTTAAGTCAGGTGATTTAGACGAATTAATATATAAAGCAATGTTTGATGGTCCTGATTCACTTGATTTGAATGTTGCCGGTGCAAGAGAAGCTGTTGAAATAGCTGAAATTGTGCAAAAAGTACAAAAACAATTACTACAAAGGAAAAATAGAAATGGTGCAGTAATTGGTGAGCTTAAAAATTACGTTGTTCGACAAGGGCATGACCCAATAATCTTAAGAAAAACAGGCAAAGATAAATGGGTTAATTATATGTTGGAGAAGGATGGTAATGGTGTTTATGTAAGATTAAGTGACCAAACATTTGAAAGTAAAAGTCAATTTAAAGATGGCGTAGAATACACAGACGAACAATTTATAGGCGATATATACGACAATCTTGTTTCAGGACAACATCAAAAAGTTGATGGTGGTGACAACATGGGTGATAAATTAGTTGGCTTTTCAGGTCCAGCTAACTTGGCAAAAAAATTAAGTACGTCAAGGGTTTTACATTTTAAGGATGGGCAAGCAGCATATGATTACGCACAAAAATTTACAAGGCAAAGTTTTAGCGAAGCCGTTGTAAATGGCATTTTGCATGATGGTCAGGCTATTGGTCTTATGGAAACTTTTGGCACAAATCCAAGAGCTATGTTTGATAGAGTTATGAAAGATGCACAAGAAATTAATAAAACTAATTTGCAAGCTAAAGAAACAATTAAAACAAAAAGATTGGAAAATCAATTTAGAGAGCTTGACGGCACTACAAGAGCTAGAGGTTCAGGTAGACTGTTATTAGGTGGAACTGTTGATTTTGCTGGAATAAATGCAGCTTGGCGTATGTTACAAAACATGGCAAAACTAGGTGCAGCCACAATATCTTCATTTTCGGATATAGCAACAAAGGCACATTTTATAAATTCAAGAACAGAAAGAAATATATTTACATCATATTTAAGGGCGTTTAGCGATATATTCAGAAACTATAGTGGTAAGCAACAAAAGGAATTAGCTTACTTGCTAAATGTAGGTGTGGAAAACTTTTTAGGTGATGTTCATTCAAGGTTCGGTGCAAACGATAGCTTGCCAGGAATGATGGGTAAGGCACATCAAATGTTTTTTAGATTAAATGGTATGACATGGTGGAACAATGCACAGAAAACTGGCTTGGCTAGGATGATATCGGCAGATTTAGCCATGTATACGAACAGAGCATTTGACCAAATACCAACAAGAACAAGATTAAATTTGCAAAGATACGGAATAAATGCAGAAGATTGGGCAGTATATAGTAGTATGGAAAAGAAAGCATTAGATGGTAATGACTATTTAGTTCCTGCTGCCGTTGATGATGTTGACGCTTCTATTCTCCAAGCAGGTGCTTTAAGGGAAGCAAATCTAACAAGAAAAAGAAAACTAAAAAAAGTAACTGATGTTGAGTTGCAGAGGTATAAAGACAATCTAAGAACAAAATTATCTTCATATTTAACTGATGCTGCTGACACAGCTATTCCTACACCTGGTGCTAAAGAAAGAGCAATTATGAATCAGGGTACTGAAAGAGGTACAGTATTAGGTGAAGCAATAAGGGCATTGATGCAACTAAAAGGTTTCCCAATAACATATGTAACAAAGGGTATGTCACAGCAATATCACGCAAAAAAACAAGCAGGGCAAAGTGGTGTATATGGCGTGGCACAGATGATGGTTGGCACTACTATTATGGGTTACTTGTCAATGACAACAAAGGACATATTAAAAGGCAAAAGTCCAGCAGAGGTTTATGACGAAAGAGAAGGCTTAAATTATAAAACATTTGTGAGGGCATTTACTCAAGGTGGTGGTGCTGGGATATATGGTGACTTTGTATTTGGTGAGTTTAATAGATTTGGTAGATCACCATTAGAAACATTTGCTGGACCTACTTTTGGCACAGCAGCAGATGTATTAAAGTTATACGCTGCTTTAAGAGATGGAAAAACAGATCAAGTTACCAAAAACGCATTTAGAACCTTGGTATCTAATACACCATACATTAATTTGTTTTATACAAAGACAGCCTTGGATTATTTATTCTTGTATGGAATGATGGAAAAAACAAATCCAGGTTATCTTTCAAGGATGGAAAGAAAAATAGAAAAAGAAACAGATCAAGAATATTATATATCTCCATCAAGGTCAGCAGTAAGGTTTTAATTTGATTAATTTAGCAAAAAAGATTATAACGTAGAAATGAGGTAGTTATGACAGTTAGTAGCACAACCACAAAAAACAGTTACAGTGGAGACGGAAGTACCACCACATTTGCGTATGCTTTCAAGATATTCGCAGACGCAGACCTTACTGTT